GGCCATTCCTGAGGACAGCCGTGAGTACCTGCTCTACTACATCGCTACAGGAATGATTGGTCGTGCGCCTGATCACATCTTGCACCTACACGGTTCTGGTGCTAACGGTAAGTCATCTCTCATTGCTCTCATCCGTCGTGTTCTTGGTGACGGCTACAGCGTGAGTTCAACACCATCTGTTCTGACATCCAGTGAGCGTAGTCGTTTCTCAAAGTTCCGTCTACAGGGTGCTCGTTGCGTGTTCTTTGAGGAGTTGCCCAAGGACCGTTACATGGATGAGAACCAGATTAAGCAACTGGTGGACACACCAAGAATGACGGCTGAGAGAAAAGGTATTGACGAGGTTTCCTTTAAGGTCCAGTTCTCAATCATTGTCGCCACAAACAACCTGCTGCAGGTAAGCACCATGGACCCAGCCATCACTCGTCGTCTCATGGTTATTCCTACACCATACAGGTTCACCAGGAATCCACAGGAGCCTCATGAGCGTCTTGCTGATCCGTCACTGAGTGCATCATCTATTGACAACCTACCAGATGACGATCCTCTACTACAGTACGCCACACAGGTTTTCATCCGTTACGGAATGAAACTTTCTGATAACGATTTTGTGATTCCTGTTGAGCCATCCAAGACAATGGAGGAGGCTAAGCAGGAGTGGCTTGGTGGTAGCGACAAGATTCAGATGTGGATTGATGACTGTCTGGAGGAGTGTGACTCTCGTATCTACAGTAGTAAGATTGACATGTACGAGTCATACTGTCTCTATGTCAAGAAGAATGGTTACGTTGCACCTGGCTCTAGTGTCTGGCGTACCGAGGTGAACAAGCACCAGTGGTTCACCTCTCGTGGTCTCAAGATTGCCAGGACCAGAATCGGTGAGGAAATGGTGCAGGCTCGTTGGACCAACCCAGTCACAGGCGAGCGCAGCCAGGTCACGTCCAAGCAGCCTGAGATCATGACTGGTATCCGCATTATTGACTGAGAAGTCAAGGGTTGATCTGTTACCTTTCATCTGATATTATCCATACAGCAACAATACGGAAGAGGCACAGTCAACCTTACAAAAATAATCGTGCTGAGTCGTTGAACTCCCCCGGATGACACATTCTATCCCGCATTGTGTATCCGGGGTTCTTCTTTGCTTGAACACAGGTGAGATAAGAAAAGACGTACCGCGAGCGCCAAGACATGGCAACCACCACCAGTCACATCATAACGTCACACCACACACTGTAACAGTACTGTGACAACAGACATCAATCCGTTATATTGCAACGATAAGTGACTACGTATAGATATTCTTGACGGACGATGGAACGATCCTTGAAGGGTGAGGTTGTAGCAGAAGAGGTAGATCCGTCAGTCTAAAAAACGATGAACCTTTATCTACCTTTTCTTCAAGCACAATGAGGTGTTGTACAGATGCTCCCCGAGTTCCTGAAAAGCATCAACCACGATCTTGTCCTCCTTGTCGGCGCCCTGATGATTGCAGGCGTCGGGTACTTCACCGCTGTCTGGAACAACGTCAGGGATAGATCCAAGGACACTTTGGATGGTCTGATCGAGATGAGTGATCGTCTTAGAGAGGACTACATGAATCTTCACGACAAGCAGCAGCAGCAGTACAATGACATCGAGCGGATGTTCAAGCAGGCACAGGCCACACGTAACTACACGTGGACTCTCCGTAACCACATCAACAGACAGTTACCGCCTCCGCCTCCAGAGCCTCCATCTATCATCAAGGATGAGTATGACTGTGACTATGTGTCAACAGACGACAAAGTTGTTACTGAGCGTCCTGGTGTAGGCGCAGACAGTCAACAGTGATATTCTCCTGGTGCAGTGACCTGTCGTATTTACTGACACGTTTTTCTCCGCAGGTACTGACACCACAACAGACCGGGTTCCCTCCTATCGCAACTCCTAGGGAACCCGGTCATTTTCTTTGTCTTGAAATCGTTATTTGAGTTGATACTTATTGAGAACTAGATTACTACTAACTTGTTGACCTGTCAGTGCTTATATAGATATTTAAGTCAACAAGATGTATCAACATATGTAGACATCAACACATGTAGACTTTTAACGAGGAGAGTCGTTTATTATGCAGGACTGGCAGAACCTAAACGCTGACATCAACATGTTCCTGGATCACCACTACACTGAGGGTCGTGACGGATACGAGATCAACAAGATACTTGTGCACCACAATGCTGGTAACCTCAGTGTCGAGGGGTGCTACAACGTGTGGCAGACTCGTCCGGCGTCAGCGCACTATCAGGTGACCAAGGACGGTACTATTGGTCAACTGGTTCACGACTGGGACACGGCATGGCACGCTGGTGACTACGCCACCAACTGTCAGTCCATCGGTATCGAGCACGCTGATGTCTCAAACAGCGAGTACTACCTCTCTGACGAGACCATTGAGAACGGTGCTCACCTGGTCGCCGCTCTGTGTCACGCATATGACCTTGGCTCACCTGAGTGGCTGGTCAACGTCTTCCCTCACAGTTACTTCTCCAGTACTGAGTGCCCAGCCGCTCTTGCGTCATGGCAGAACGAGGACTACATGAGTCGCGCAAAGTACTGGTACAATGAGATGGCTAACGGCAACTACGGGTCAACATCCAACTACCAGTCCTCACCTGTCTCTGAGCCAATTGTTCCAGATCAGTTTGTTGATGGAATCTGGGGCATGAACACAACTGGTCGTATGCAACTTCTTCTTGGTACGACTTTTGACGGCGTTATCTCTTCTCAGGCCGACTCCAACAGCGACAACGTTCCGGCCGCTGGTGCTGGTTGGGAATGGGTCAGTGATGACGATGCTGAGGGATCTCAGACTATTGCCGCTCTACAGCGTTTGCTTGGTGTTGAGGATGACGGTCTGATTGGTCCTGGAACCATCTCGGCTCTACAGGCTCACATCGGTGTCACTGTTGACGGTTATGCTGGTAGTGAGACAGTCAAGGCTCTTCAGACTCGTATGGAGGCAAACTACATCTGATAATTTGTAAATAGAATAACTGTTACATAATTGTTATTCTATTTACAATAAAGAAATAGCCCTAGGGTGCATTTCCTTAGACGGAGTGCATACCTAGGGTATTTTTATACGGTAGAATCGTACTTTTTTTAAACAAGATAAAAGCGCCTACAATCAGAGTATTTATAACAGTAAATCACTACTAACCGACTTTTTGGCAGTATAATGCCGTTTTAGTAGTGGGATATAGCATAGTTCATCCGATATTCAGAGCACATCATGAGATAGATAAGTAAGGTTACTATCTCACCTATAAATTCATCGCGGGAGATGACAAAGATGTATTCAGTAAAGAAGATGAACGCTGTTCCAGATTACCTCTATGACGAGAGACCAAGTGTAATCTCTTACGATGAGAGAAATGAGATCCTTAGCAAGTCATCAAAGTATTTCAGCCAGGCCAAGAGAGACTTTGAATTGTATGACGATGACAGGAGCAAGAACTGGAGACTGGTATCCAGTTGGAACTCTTTCAAGAACATCTGGGACGGCTACCGTCAGAACATTCAGGAGATTCTTGGTGGTCGTAACATCATCAAGCACCTGTCAATGATTTGCAGTGATGACCACTACTGTAAGCGCTACAAGCCATTTGGGTGGCACAAGAGAGAAGAGTTTGATCACAATTTCTCTCAGGCAGTCATCTATGACAGGTACGTCCAAAGGATGTTGGCTGTAGTCTCTGATCGTGGCAAGACGATGTATCACGAGATCATTGACTACGCAAATAATGCAGCGGAGATGATCGACAGGAATCCTTTCATAAAGTCCCAGTCATACTCAAGTAAGTACTTTGATGCTGAGAAGGGTCTGTTCTACATGCTGTACCGTGCCTCAGAGGGTGCATACCTTGAGAGTCAGACCATTATCGCTATGGATGAGTTTCTTTATAGTGAGTACGGTCTGAATGTCATTCCAGCATCACTAGACTGTGAGAAGTATGACATCGACGCCATTATCATTAAGACTGAAGATGGAGAGAAGAGTACGTCATATACCAAGTTGGCTAACGTCTCTGTCAAGAACAAGGGTGCTCTATCATCTGAGACAGCATCAACATACAGATACATGAAGGGCAAGAACAAGCCTGATGTGTATGTTGGTCTTGAGTGGAATGAGGAGTCTGAAAAGGATGAATTGAAGTTTATCTATCCGGCTGACGTATATGCGGCATACGCAAAGATTGTAGACGGAAACCCTAACAGGATGTCGAGGAAACTAGATCTAAAGGAAATCCTAAAGGATACAAATAAGGATAGTTTCTGGATGAGTTGTCTTATTAACGTCGAGGATCTACCACCTGGTGAGTCAGAAGAAGTTTACTACGACGGAGAAGATGACATTAACAGCGAGGAAGAGGAGACATGTTTTGACTGGTTCTCTAGCGACAGTAATGTTTATGATGGTGATTTGCCATTCTGATTTTTGCAGATAATAAGTATTGTCAGTAATACTAGAACTTTTAGGAGAAAATCATGTCATACAAGGTGTCGTCAAGAAGAAGTCCAGAGCATCAGGGTCAGCCCTCACTGTTTGAGGGTACCGATGAAGATTATGGTACTGTCAGCGACAGATCCAAGGCAAAGAACTTTCTAAGCCGTTTTCAATACTACATCGAGCCATTTGATAAGTACTCAGACTATTTCAAGTCGTCGGCTATGAATAAAGGTCACATCTGTAATGTAATCAAGAGGAACTATATTGATTACGTTATAAACTCTGGTTGGTCAGAGCAAAAATACGTCTATGCTCTTGAACTTGTATTTTATAATAGAGAACCTTTTACAAAAAAGGCTATTTGTGATGGCGGCATGGACTATGACGCCACCTACCAATAATACAAGACCTACCACACTGAACCACTTTAACATCATAGGAGGATGATATGTCGGACCCGCGTCATACATCGAGATGGCGTCAGGTCAGAAGAACTGTTCTCAGAGAGTCCAACGGATACTGTTACCTATGTGGCAGGCCGTTGGATTTCTCTGTTTGCCGTGGAGACCTGAGGCCAGTCGTTGATCACGTTCATCCTATAGATAAAGGTGGTGAACCATACGACTACTCAAACCTTGAGGCTGTTCATGAGATATGCAACAGAATCAAGGGAAACCGCCTGATCTCAGATATTTCAATGAAAAGAGAGATAGACGCCGCCAAGACAATGGATGACGACTTTACTCAGAGCGGTATCGACTGGTCACTGTAGACCAACGTCGTTTTACAGAAGTTACTCTTTTCTTTTAACCATAGGCGGTGCAGTTAAAGATGGGGAGACCACGCAGTACCATCAAGGCTCTCAGAGACGCTGAGGCATCAGGTGACAACCTTGCTATCTTGAAGGCTCAAAGAGGAATCCTTATTGAGGACATGTCCAAGGCCAGTGATCCTGAGCAACGTCTGAAGTTCTCTAAGGAAATCCTGAACATCAACAAGGTGATCCTTAAGGAGGAGGGTGCCAGGACAAAGAATGATGATGTTGACAGAGAGGTCAATGACATTATGGCGGCTCGTAACTCTCTGAACTTTGCTAGGAGAGACGAGGAAGATGATTGAGCATCTACCCAAGATTGGTAGACAGGAGCCAACTCTTAAGAATGCTGATGAGTCTCTACCGTCTGTAATGGACAGCCCCGTGTTTGACAACGCTCTCAAGTCATGGGGCGTTAACCTGATGGTGTTTCAGTCCTCGTTGCTCAGGTACTCTCTGATGTTCAGGACTGAAAGCGATGAGACAATGACGTATGCATACAAGCAGTACGGTGTGTCAGTGCCAAGACAGAATGGTAAGACAGAGGTCATTGTTGCTCGTATCCTTATAGGTCTGGTGTTCACTAATGACAACATGTTCTACACCTCACACCAGCAGGCATCAGCAGTGGCTATCTTTCATCGTGTTCTTGACATCATCGAGTACGGACCTGAGTCACTGAAACGGTTCTTTCCTGACCTACCTGGTAGAAAGGTGAAGCGTCCTTGTATCACAGCACGCGATCCAGAGACCGGCAGACCGATTGGTTCTGTTGAGTTCTTTACTCGTGGTGGTGGAAGCACTGGTCGTGGTCGCAGCACCAACCTTATCTTTTTTGACGAGGCGCAGGAACTGGCTCGTGGTGAGGAGGACGCTCTGGTTCCTGTTGTGTCATCGTTCAAGAACAACCAGATCTGGTATGTCGGAACACCTGAGCCTAGAGAGGTTGCTGGGACAAAGGGTGCTCACTCTATGAAGTCATCTGGTCTGTCAACCAGGTTTGCTGAGATACGATCCAAGTTGAGCACTGGTAAAGGTGTGTTCTGGGCCGAGTGGGGTGTCATTGAGTTGACTGACCCGATGAACCGCAGGCAGTGGTACGAGGCAAACCCGGCTCTGGGTATCACTTTTGCTAAAGGGCGTGGACTGACTGAGGAGACTATTGCTGGTGAGGCTCAGTCAATGTCACCTGAGACTTTCAATATTGAGCGTCTTGGTTACTGGTCAACACAGGACAGGAACCATGCTATTGACATCACGCTATGGAACTCGCTTGCTCTAAGCAAGAACTCGTCTGATGTCAAGACGATGGGTTTCTTGAAGGGTTCTCGTGCTGTGTGCGTCAAGACTAATCCTGAGCACACTAACTGTTATGTTGCTGTTGGTGCTCAAGGTTCAGACGGTATTGCTCTGGTTGAGGTGATTGCGTCGTTGCCTACTGATGGTAACTGGTTGGATCGTCTGTGGGGAGTTATTGAGCCTCTGTACAACTCACCTGTCGTCAAGCAGATTGTGTTTGATGGTGATCTGGGAATGTCTCGTGGAAAAGAGATGCTTTCCAGTCGAGGCAAGTGGGACATGAGAAATGTAAGCGCATACAAGTATGGTAAGGTCTCTATGGCTAGACCGGCTGACATGGCAGAGGCATCATCATCCTTTATGGGTAAGGTGGCTGACAGAACTATCCGTCACTTTGGTGATCCTAAGACGGCATCCATCATCTCTGATGCTCAGCAGAGATTCAGTGGTCGAGGTGGTTTGCTCAGGCAGATCGGTTTTGACTCAATCTCTGGTAAGACTGACTCAACAGTAATTGAGTGCATGGCTCTGGCTGTCAGTTTTGCGTCTAGATACAAGAGTGTCCAGGTGGGCGACAGAGCAGATGATGGTATCAAGGTAAGTGAGTCTGTAGGCGGAGACATTGAGGTCTCTAACTCGGACATTGTTATCTCTGACTATAGGAGTATATAGGAATTATGGACATCAGTACACAGAAAGATTTCAGGGACGTGTTTACCAGGATGACACAGACCTTGGAGTTGAAGAAGGGTTTTCATGACGAGCACCGTGAGATCTATGAGGGTAAGAGAAGTGCCAAGACTCTTGCTATCTCTCTACCTGAGAAGTACGAGGCTAAGTTGCGTACACACCTGTCTTGGGGTAAGACGGCTGTTGACACTCTGTGCAATGACGTTGACTTTGACGGGTTTAACAACGATGAACTTGGTTTCACTAGAATACTGAAGACGTATGGTGCCTACCCGGCCATCTCATCAGCAGTCAGGAACTCAATGATCAGTGCCTGTGCTTTTGTGTCTGTGCTACCCGACTCACATGGGGTTCCTGTCTATACGGCGTACACAGGTCGTGAGGCTACTGGTATCTGGGATTCTCGTTATGGTCTGGTGGTTGGTCTTGCTATCAACAACTACACTGTTGACCCAATCTCAAACTTGAAGACAGTCAAGGACTACCTGATGTTCCTACCTGGGCAGGTTCTTAAGGTCAGCACAGATGGTCGTATTATTGACACGTTCTCTCTACCAACAGATCGTATCGCTCTGGTGCCTTTTGTGTACAACCAGGATCCAGCGATCAAGCCGTTTGGTGAACCACGTATCAACGCCGCAGCAAAGAATGCTCTTGATGCTGGTCTGAGGACAACCAAGTTGATGGAGATTGCTAACGACATCAGGCTTGCGTCACACAACATCGTCTCTGTTGCTGGTCCGCAGTCCAATGGCACAATGGACATTCAGAACGTCAAGTCAAACATCTCTAGTATTCTTGTTGTCAAGACCGAGGAGTCTAACGTCAACAGTTTTAGTCTACAGACACCGGACGTCAGTGAGTTGTCTACTCTGTTGTCAACCAACGCTGTGAACTTTGCCAACGCGGTAGGTATGACGGCATCAGCATTTGGTTTCAACCCGGAGAACGGATCATTCTCGTCTCAGACTCTTGTTGAGATGGGTAAGCCTTACTCTAATCTTGTCCGTTCAGCGCGTCGTGGGTATGGTGAGTCAATCAAGAATCTCGCTATCACGTCAATGGCCGTCATGACTGGTCAGTACAACGAGGACTTTGAGGTCATCTCGCCAGTATTCTTTGACTCTATCCCGTCATCTGAGATTGGTGCTGTCGCTGATGGTCTTGGAAAGATTACCGCTATTGCACCTGGACTGGATGTCAGCGCCTACATTAAGCACAACATTCTTGGTGAGAGTGTTGCAGACGCAGCAATGACTACCGAGTTGCCGTCTTTTGAGGCAGCCAGGAAGAGTGCTGAGAAGTATGCGACGATAACGACTGAGGCACAGTCTGTCATCTCTGGTGGTGAGTGACGTTGGTAAGCGCATACAACTACGACACCAGTGCTATTGAGAGGCTGAGCAGGTATATCTCGTCACTGACTATTCCGCAGATTGTCAAGAGAGGTAGTCTCTCTCACGGTCAAAAACTTGTTCATGGTATCGCTACTCAGACAGAGAAGATGACTCTGGATAGTCTGGCTGTATTGCTTGCTGACACATCTGTCTCTCTTGATGATGTCAGCGCTTACATGTACGAGGACTTAAAGAACGCGATTATGTTGTCAAGACGTGCAGCAGAGGGTGTGTCTCGTGAGTGTGTTCTTGGTTCACTGAAACGTCATGGTCATATTCTTGTACCAGCACTACCTGAGATGATAGGTGCCAGGATAGACGATACGTTCACATCAGTTCTTGACCGTCTTGGTAATGGTGACAGACAAGATAATGAGTTAGTTGTCACCGCTTACAACATCGTCAGTGGAATGTCTGGAAACGTCGTGAACCACTCATTCAGGTCAACTCTCAGACAGACGGCTATCAAGATACGTGAGACAACTGGTGTGAGTGTCAAGGCTCATCGTATTGTTCACGGGAAGCGTCCATGTGCTCACTGTCTTGAGATGGGTGCTAAGTGGTATCCGTTAGAGACTGAAGAGTTTAGTGGATTTCACGATTACTGTCAATGCGTTATAGATACAGAATGGACAGCATGATATTTAAAGTATTCAGTTGGAGAGATAGAACTCTCTTACTAAAACACTGAGTCCTAGCCAAAAGGTTGGGATCATATTACTAGAACCACATATGGAGATAACGTGAGTCTGAGTGTTGACGTTGAAACAAACAACGATAAAAATAGTGTTGACTCGGATGACCAGAATGTAACCACCACCAATGAGGGTGAGCAGGTTGACACGGACAGCAGTGGTAAGTCCGATGATGAAGGTCTCCAGAACAAGAGCCTAGAGGACAGCGACGAGTTCAAGGCAGCGGTCGAGTCAAAGGTCTCTGAGATCCTGAAGGAACGTCTGACACGTGAGCGCTCAAAAGGCGCCAGCGAGCAGAAGGCTCAGGACGATGAGGTTATCAACTCACTCAAGTCTGAGATTGAGGATCTGAAGGATAAGCAGTCAGGTCTTGAGTCTGAGAACATGAGAATCACGTTTGCTCTTGACAACAGTATCTCTCGTGATCTGGTCAATGTACTGAAAGGCTCAACAGTTGACGAGTTGGCTAAGTCTCTTGAGGCGGTCAGGTCAAGTGGTCTGTCAGATCACCGCAAGCAGCAGGTGTTTGACGGAAAGGACTACTCTGACCCAGACAGTGATCGTGTCTCACAGATTGTTGCTGACATCAAGTCAAGAATGAACATCAAGTAGCATTTTTATCAGTACATCAGGAGCATGATTTACAATGTCAGACGCAGTTCTCTCAAAGGACATCAAGAACATCTACCGTGAGATCCTACCGGGTATCACTGGCACCAACTCAGCACTGAGCCTTGCCGGTGCCTCAGCCATCAATTGGAACACTGACAAGCTTGTTGAGACCAGCGTTCCAGGTGCATCACTTGTCGCTGAGGACGGCGAGAAGGACATGACTGGGGCTCACCTGGACGAGGCAGAGGTCAAGGAGATCAAGCTCGTCAGCATTTTTCCGGTTACCGAGGAGACCGCTACCTCTGAGCACGGCAATGACACCATCGCCTCTCTGGTTGCAAACGCTGTTGACGCCATCGTCAAGTCCAGCGACATCGCAATCATCAACGGCTACAACGCCAAGACTGGTGTCAAGGACTCTACTCACGCCCCTGTCTCAATCCTTGGTGACGGAACCGAGGTCACAGGTAAGGCCAGTGAGGAGGCATGGGTTACTTTCAAGGATGCCATTGCCAAGTCAACTCAGAACAACCAGTCCGTTCTGTTGTCACACGCTGGTTTCATGTCCTTTGCCACAGCCCAGACAAAGAACGACCTTGACCGTTTCCCAGGTCTGAGCAAGAGCGTTCCTTTCACTCAGTGGGGAATCAACTTTGTTGAGTCCGACCACGCTACGGCCACCAAGATCACAAAGAACACCGGTGAGTACGAGTACGCTGAGAAGGTCCTCGGGTACATGGGTAATTTCCGTAACGTGTACCGTGCTTTCATGCCGGTCTCCATCCGTACCTCAACAGAGGGTACCATTGGTGGATACAACGCCTTGGCACACAACGCTACACTGTTCATCATTGAGCAGCGTGTCAAGTACCTGATCAAGAACCCATCAAAGTTCACGGTCATCAAGGCCGCCTGATTAAGGTAGAAACTACGATTGGTTCTAGCGGGGTGGGTCAAGCGACAAAGGGGTCGGACCCACCCCGCCCTAGGGTATCACACAGTACAGACCAGTTACAACGAGGTATCGGTTAAGAATGAAGTTCAGTATCAAGCGGAGCACGTTCCCGGAGAACTATGACTACTCTGTCAAGGGCTGGGGTCTACCGGACACCATCATGAACAGGGATGGCGGAAGAATCGACTTTTCCGCGCCACTCAGTTCCTTTGACAACAAGGAAGTTCAGGTCTACATGGACGGCCTTGACCAGGTGACTTACTACTTTAGAAAGTTCTACCCGATGGTTGAGGTTCATGAGCACATGGATGAGGAGACCTTAGATTCCGTCATGGAGATCAGTTACGCTGGTGAGATCTCACCTCGCCAGAATCAGGAGTCTCTTATCAAGTTTGTTCTCTATGAGAAGGATCCTGACTCTGTTGATCTGTTCACTCAGAAGAGTTTCAGTACTGACTCGACATACTCAAAGGTCAGTCGTGATGCTTTCTATGACGCTTACAACGGTATGACAGATGATGAGATCAAGCAGCATATTGACGTCCAGCACAGTTCTATAGAGAACTATATTCCGCTGACAAAGATTTGGGACTACATCTCTATCCAGAACCTACACTCATACAACAAGGATGAGAGTCCTGTCTATATAGCCGAGAAGATTGCTGATTTCCTGACCAGCCTATTTCCTCTGACACCTTTCTACACCAAGGTAGTTGAGAGTGATGGGATGTTTTTCTGTGATTTCTACTGTCATGTGCACATGTTCTCTATGCACAAGAACATCAATATTGCTATCAAGGAAGGTGTCAACGAGGATGAAAACTATCGTACATCTCGTGAGCACCTGACCAGACAGATTACAACTCTGTCAAGGAAAGACTTGATTAACGATGATGCTGATGTTGCTGAGATAACTGGTCTTAAAGGTTCCGTCCTTAACCATGCCACCCCATTCAACATGTATCACAGGTACAACAGCACCACTAAGGTGACGACGTTCTACCCGGCTGAGATTTTTGGATTTTCTAAGGGATGGACAAACGACATCACTCGTGAGGATGGTGGTGACGTTTTCAGTTGGACTAAGGGATACTTGCCTCAGGGTAGTGGTCGTTCCTATGATGCTCCGTTCACTCATGGGTTCAGGTTTATGGATGAGGAGTATGAGGCTCAGGTCATTAATGGTCTTGTACGTCTACCTTGGCTACCTGGTGACGGGTATGTAGAGGAGGACTACAAGGTTGAGACTGAGAACCACATGCCTGAACTGACCAGTACTCTTGTTGGTACTGATGGTCATGCTGGTGTTTATATGGTTCACACCGGAAAGATCGAGGCTATCTCTCTTGAGTCAGCCAGAGGCAACAAGATCAGTTACAAGAAAGACGGTAAGTGGGTCTCGTTCACTGAGTTGGACAAGACGTGGATCATGGGTAACAAGGTCGCCCCGTTCAGGGAGGACTGGACTCAGGATGTTGTTAAGGTCTACCGCTCAAAGGCTGACAACTCTGTCCTGAATCCAGGTGTCCTACCGTCAAACGGTACAGGAGACGCTGTGATTGGCTCTCTGAGCGACAAGGACAAGGCAAGTTGGTCACTACAGGACACGCATGACCTTGCGTCGTATCTTTCTGATTCATCGCGGAATGACGGGGATTACGGGGTTTTCTACAACTCTCGGATGTTCAAGATCACGCTTGAGACAGTGGATTCTCTACCAGTTCCCGCCGGTACAGAGTCGGGAGAAAGCGGAAATTCTCACCAGAATGGCTCTGGTAACGCCTCTGACAGTGATTTTGAGGACGAGTGGTGGTATATGGTGACCGCAACCCTCAAAGTAAGACGTCTAAAGGGTGATCCACATGCCGGAAAGTAAGGTTTACGCGACACTCGATGACTTGAAGGTCTACCTTGGTAGTTCCTACAGCGAGTCGGATGAGAACAGGCTGAACATGATGCTTAAGTCCGCGAGCGCTGGTCTAAGGTCAGTGTTCCGTGGTTACGGCATGGATCTGGACAAGAGAATCGAGAGCGGTGAGACTGAGGAGGTTATCGTCAACCAAGTTGTTGTTGAGATGGTCTCTCGTTCATACACAATGTCTGTGTCAGCGCCTCTACTTGGTGATTTCTCTCAGATGTCGTCCACAGCAGGTCCTTACCAGACAACTGTTTCTGTGTCTGGTCCTGGTGGGTCGATGTATCTCAGACGTGAGCAGGCCGCTTGGCTTGGTCTACCAGTTGTAAGTTTCCGTTCAATAGATCTCTTGTGATGAAGTAGGGTGGAAGAAGATGAAGCAGTTGGCATCCCCAAAGGTGAGGAGCTATTTCTATCGTATCGTTATTGTCGTTCTGGCTATCCTTGGTGCTAAAGGATACATAGATAATCAGATGACAATGATGCTTGGTTCACTGAGTGCGGCTGTTCTCGCTATCAGTGTTGCTGACTACCACGTTCCTCGTGGACTGGATGCCAGCGAGCCAAACAGTGACAAGTACACACCACGACACAAGGCTCAGTGACTACTATGACTTTTCTTACCAACTTGCTACCAACAGAACCTGTGACTTTCCACGTTCTTGAGTCACAGGAGACAACCGACTTTGGTGAACAGATTAAGACGTATAGAGACGTTCACATTCCTAACTGTCTCGTTGCGCCACAGATCGTTACCGAGTTGGGTACTGGTGAGCAGTTGCTACAGAGAACCTTGTTGAGTATCCATGTTCCGGGTACATACAAGGACGACCTGAATAACGCCATGGTCAGTGCCAGAGGTAAGGAGTACAGGGTTGTCACCAGCAAGGAGCCTTACACCAAGTCACCTCTTGTCTGGGATCGTGAGGTTCTTTGTGAGGTGGTTGACTGATGAGTGACACTGTGAAGATTTCTCTTAAGTCAGGTAACATTGCCGCTTTCTTGAAGAGGTCAACGGAGATACGTGAGGCTGTTGACGAGGTTGCACAGATGGTTGAGGAGCAGGTTCCGTCAGCAATCTCAGCAACAGACTCTAAGAGAAAAGAGGGTCACGTCAAGAAGTCTGGAGACCAGGACGTGTTCAACGAGATCGGTAAGCCACACGACCGTTATCGTCGTACTGTCGGTGTGACAAACTATGGTCGTGCTGACAGAGTATACGGAACTCTTGAGCGTGCTATCGAGTCAGCCGGTGGTAGACCGGTAGGAAGGTGATACGCCATGTCATCCATCTCACCAGAGCGTTCAGTCATCAAGGCTTTGAAGGACTCAGGTGTCAGCGCTTACACAGAGTTACCTGATCTGTCGAGAGTGTCAGCGCTTACAGACTTTGCTCTTGTGGTAAGGACGTCGATGACTCGTCAGAGTGATGACGTCAACAGGAGCATGGTTGAGCGTTCATACAGGTTTCTGATTACATGCTTTAGTTCCAAGGGACTGGAGTCGGCGTCAGTTCTGTCGGACAAGGTTGCTGAGGTCATTGATGACCTTTATTACACGGACGACCTTGTTTCTGACGCTGAGACGACAAGTGGTTCTGAGATACCGCCGATGGGAAAGTACTCCTGTTTTCAACTGGGTATCACAATCACGTACACAGAATAACATTTCTATATTATAGGAGACAATAATCATGGCAGACCAGAACATTAACACCAACAACGGTGGCCTCGCTAAGCCGGTAGACAAGCGTGTCGGTATTCTCTGGTACGGAACACCTGACCAGGAGGACCTTAACGCGGTTACAGCCACCTCTGACCTGAGTGAAAAGTTCACCAACGCAGGTGCTATCACGACTGATGGTGTCACTGTCGCCTCGGACGCAAAGGACCCTGAGACTTACAAGGACTTTAACGGTAACACATTTGACTCGGCCGACGCAACAGCAACAGACAAGATTACTCTGTCTGTTCTTGAGATGCTACGCCCAGCCGCTATGAAGCTCGTCTACGCTGACGCCGCTATCACAGCCAACGCTGGTGGTGACAAGATCAAGAAGATCTCTGGTGACGCTAACCCGTCAGACAAGTGCTTTATCATCGACTACAAGATTAAGGGCACAAGGGTCCGTGAGATCTACCGTCACGTTACTTTTGCTAAGCGCGGTGACAAGAAACTGGTTAACGACGCTCTGATCTCTCGTGAGGTCACCTACACCGTTCTGACTGGTAAGAACGGTAACGCCGTCGAGCAGTTGTTTGACGTCGCCTGACACACAATGACTCTCCGGTGGTGGGTGAAACCCCGATCTACAACACACCCACCACCGGATGAACACCAATAATAGTTAGACAATAACCTAAGAGACAAGCAAGAGAGGTTTGAGACAATGAAGGTTACTATTCAGCAGAAGGATGATGTCACACTCGTCAGACTTGAGGCCAGCGATGGTGAGCACAAGTCTTTCTCGTACAACAAGGGATCAGTGAGGTTCCTACGTTGTGTTAGAGCACTGGCAAAGATTGATGAGGAGTACTCAGTCAGTGACGAGGATGCTGATGAGTCCAAGGCAACAGCAATGGTTGAAAAGGCTCTGGCTATCGTTGATGTCATCAAGAAGGGTATCGGTTACAGGACAGGTGACCAGGTTGAGGAGTGGTCTGAGGAGCACGATGACGATGGTCTGACAATCAGCCAGTGGATGGGTTTCATCTCTGGTGAGTCTGATGCTCAACTCCCAAAAGAGTAACCTCATTACTCTCAGCCGTCAATGACATCGAGGAGTACGGTGAGCCCGGTGGTGTGCTGGATGCTGACTTTCTGTCCATCTACCACCGGGACCTGTACGAGATGCTGGATGACAACTGGGAAAGAGTAGTTGGTCTGACAGCACAGTTATACGAGACTCAAGGCTCAAGACTGTTCAAGGAACGTAACGGCTTTGAGTACATGGACTGGAACTCTCGTGTCCTGTTGTCAGTCGAGTACTACACGAGACTTAATTTCTACGCTGAGACAAAGGACGCTCAGAACGGAATCAACCAGCCTAAGCCTATGGTTCCCGAGGGCGTCGAGATAGAGATGGACAAGCCTGACGAGGATAAGGAATACACCCCGGAAGAGGTTCAGGCGATTTATCAGGACATCTATCAGGATGATGCTGAGCGGTTCACGTAATAAGTAACAATACTGTAACAGTTTTACAAGACAGGATCTAGTACCAAAGAGGGTATGAAGAGATGGCAGAGAAGAAGGGCAGCAAGAAGTACGAGATAGCCTCAGCGTATGTGAGTGTTATCCCGTCCCTGAAGGACATGTCGTCTCAACTTGAGAAGCAGGTCCAGGCAGCAACACCGTCGATCAGAAAAGGTCTTGACGCCGCTATTGGCCGGAGTCTGTCGGGTGTGTCCATCAACCCGTCTGGTCTGACGTCAAAGGTTGGTAGCGCTCTTGCTGGTGCTGGTAGGTTCATGACCAGTGGGTTACACTCGGCTGTAGTGAGTGCTGGTCGTGCATGGCGTGAGACTCTGACGGCTGGATCCAAGGCGGCTGGTCTTGCTCTTACTGGTTCTGTTGGAGCGGCTACAGCAGCAGTTGCCGGTGGCGGTCTGAAACGAGCGCTGTCACTCAATGAGTCAGAGGCAAAGTTGTCGGCTCTGGGTTACAGCGCTCAGCAGTTGCAGTCCATCATGGATACGGCAAGCAAGTCTATTGACGGTACAGCGTACTCTATGAGTGAGTCCGTCAACGCAGCCGCTAATTTCCTGTCGGCTGGTGTTGAGCAGGGTGATGACTTGCAGAACGTCCTGTCGAGCACCGCTAAACTCGCTGACATCTCTGGTAGGTCATTTGGTGAGATGGCACACTTGATGACCAAGAACGCATCAGCAGGTGTAGTCCAGTGGGAGGACCTGGTACAGATTATTGACTCTGGTGTTCCTATTCTTGATGCTCTACAGAAGAGTACTGGTAAGACTGGTGCTGAGATCAAGAAGATGGCCTCTGAGTCAAAACTCTCGTTTGATGACCTGAACAACGCCATTAACGGAATCAACTTTGACTCGGCCCTCTATGCCTCACTGAACCTGAAGCAGGCTTATGCAAACGTCAAGGCTCAGGCGGCAAAGATTGGTGGTGACATCTGGAGACCTATCACTGAGGGTATGGGTCCTATGCTTGTTGAGGTCAGGCAAGGACTGAAGGACTTGCAGTCAAACCCGGCTTGGCGTAACGCTGTCAACCTTATCCAGACGACTCTTGCTAGTGGTATGGATCGTATTGGTGGTGTGGTTCACAGGTTCACGAGTTCACTGAGTAGTGTTGACAAGGTTGGTTCTACAATCACCAGAGTCGTTGCAAAACTCAGGGAGTTCAGGGAGTCGCTGTCTGGGTTGCAGGGTCCAGCAGCAGGTGTTGGTCTTGCTCTTGGTTCTGGATTACTTTCTCAGATTCCTGTTATCGGTTCACTATTTGGTGGTGTAACACTCAGGGCTGGTTTGCTCGGTGGGTCAATGATTCAGATGGTGTCCAGCAGTGACTTACTACAGAACTCGTTCAAGTCACTTGGAACCTCGTTCAGCAACCTGTTGAGCAAGATCACCAGCAACCTTGGTGGGACAAACCTGTTTGAGACTATCGGGGACAAGATGTCCAAGGCGGTAGACTCTATCTCTCAGGTTATCAGTAACATTGACCCGTCCAAGATTAAAGGATTCAACCTCTCTGGTTTTATTGAGAGCGTTTTTGGTAACGCAACTGACTTTATCACTGAGATCATCTCTAAGGGAGACCAGATCGGTGACGCCATTGGACGAGTTGTCAGCGCTGTCTCAAACGCTCTTTCTGGTGTCAGCGGTGGTCTTGGTGGAGTGAGTCTTGGTACCTGGCTGGCTGATACGGTTGTCTCTGGTATCGACACAGCAGCCAATACACTAGCAGCAGTAGCGCCGTTACTCATTAATGTCGCTGGTCTACTCGCCACGGTCATCACATCAGACTTTACTCAGGGTGTTCTTGGGTGGATTGGTGATGTTGCCCAGTGGTTTGCTGAGCACCAGGGAGCAACCATCGCTCTGGCTACAACACTAGGTGTCCTATTTGTCGGAGGAAAACTGACCAAGCCTATCATGGCAATGATCCGTTTCTTTAAAGGTGTTGGGTCATCAACTGAGGGCGGAGACAAGCAGACCAAGAGCATCGAGAAGTTCATTGATGGTGTGACAAACGTCATCAGCAAGGTCATCACTGGTCTTGGCTCTGTCGCATCACAGGCTGTTACTACAGTCATTGATGTTGCTGTTACTGGCGTCACCTCTCTGGTTAACGGTTTGGCAACGATTGGTAAGGTGGCTAGTAAGGCGGCACCTGAGGCACTGATTGGTCTTGCAGCAGTGTCCGTGCTCATCATCGCAGCAGCAGCAGTGATGAAAGCGGTTACGGCTCTTGGTATTAATGAGTCTATTCAGCAGTTCTCGGACACTCTTGCGTATGTGACACAGAATGTCATCTCAACGATTCAGTTTGGGTTTGTGTCTATCGCAGCAGGTGTGTCTCAGGCAGCGGTTCTACTGTCTGGTGGTTTGTCAGCGGTGTTCAAGGTGGTCCAGCCGATCATCTCGTTCCTGACGACAACGTTCCTGGTGGCGTTCACTACTGTCTTGTCTACTGTGACTGAGAGTGTTACCGCTATCGCGTCTACTGTGGCGAGTGGTGCAGCACTGGTTATTGACTCGTCAGTACTGTTGCTCTCAACGTTCTCATCAACAGGTGTTAGTGCTGGTGCAGGAGCGCTCGCAGCAGCAGCCGGTATCCTGGCTTTCTCAGCATCTATCGGTGCTCTGTCACTGGCGATGATTGGTCTGGCTGTTGCCAACGTCGGTGCAACACTGGTCAACTCTGTTGCTGGGGATGACAGTGTTCTGGCCCAGATTGTGTCTATCGGGAACTCTCTTGCCGTTGTGACATCGAGTATCAGACAGATGCCGTCCCAGTGGGTTCAGATCTCTGGTGAGGCTTACAGTGCTGGTACACAGATCATGGCATCATTCAGTAGCGCTATGGTGTCTGGCGTAAGTACAGCAAAGACTCAAGTGCTCAGTGAGGTCAGGTCTTTACTCGATTCTGTTCAGTCTCAGGTGAACTCACGGACATTCACGTTGAAGTTCCAGGCACCAGGATCATTGGCTGTCGCTGGTAACGGTGGCTCGTCTATTTACAACCAGAACAGCACATACAACATCAGCACAAGTAACCAGAGCGTGACAAACGAGATTCTAAGAAGAGCAAGGTGATTGAGAAGTGGCAGCACCATATGACTACGTAAAGGTTGACGGAGCAGGACGGTCTTTCACTGTTCCTGTTGACGTCACAGGAAAGAAGGCGCCATCACCTACCGCTCACACGGTACTGTTGGAGGCATCAGGTATTCTCACACCAGGAGAGAATGACGCCAAGCCGGTTGAGAGGACGTTCTCTAACGGTACTGTCCTACCACCAAGACCTAGGTTCACTGGTAGAGACATTACGCTGACGATAGCGATTACTGTGTGGCCGTGGAGCCAGGAGGATCTGAAAGGAACCTACAACCACATCCTTGCCACACTGACTAGCGGTAGTCTGACTGTATCGACAAACTATCCAACATCTCACACGTGCCAGTTGCAGAGGATAGAGATTCTTGACAATTGGGGACGTAGAGGTCCTGTAAGAGTCAAAGTCTATCTGAAGTCAGCATCATAAGAACATCACAACAAAAAGTCTTGCACCTGGGTTGGTCTCTTGCTCTCTCTCTTACCAACCCAGGTGCATTATTGTTATGTTATTGCAATCTCTTATATGTATGTGCTTACATCTAAGAGACCCTTACAGATCCTCATATCCCCATGCCTTATCGCTGAGGTACTTGAATACAGACGTCATCTTGTCGTTAGTTGAGATGTCATACTCAGCGTTTGCCTTGGACAGCAGCATCGCTGAGTCAATAACTATAGGTGATGGGAACTTAAAGTCTTTTTTAAGTGGCTCCTTTGTGTGTGTAAGTATATCAAAAACGGCTCTACCACTAGATTCTCTCCATGGTGCTCCGTTACCAACATCTCTGCTGGGGAAGTTTTTCAGCGGAGCATAGACCTTATCGTTTATCTTGTATGTTCCGTAGAACCAGAAACCTCTCACCTCGTTTCCCCATGATCCATAAGCATACTCAGTAACATTCCATGCCATAGGAGGATAGACAAACTTGTAGTCCATTGGTTTGTCGTCGTCAACACTCCATGTCCATCCACTACCAATAAAGTTTGAGTTGTGTATACCACCATCATCATCCTGTGAGATTCCGTGAGTCTTAGCAAAGTCCTTGATGTAGTCTATTGCACCATGGTTCTGTTTCTTTGGTGCTCTGATAAACCTGTCATCCATTGTCCGGTAGTAAGGCAGAGTACAGTTGTCATCTGACGCTTTTCTTGGTGAACCACTGAACGGAATCTTGTCGAGTTGGTACCTGTAGTATCCATCAAGGTTTGAGTTGCTGTAGTCAATGAATGACATCATGACAAAGAAATTGACATTCTTTGTCCCTTGAGAAAACACAGGCTCAAGGTCGTAACCAACAGGCAGAGTAATCCTACCCTTGTATGAGACTGGACCTCTGGTGTTATATGACACACCTGTCTGAAGAACAACAGTTTCCATGTAGTTTCCCCACTCTGACTCTGTTGCCTGTTTGCATGGTACATAGCAGTCAATTTTCTCTGGGTCGATGTAGGCGTTATAAAAACACCCGGCCTGGAACCCACCGTTTATCTTTGGAGCAAGATCCGAGTGCTCTAGGACAATAGAGGTTCTAACCCGCCAGTCCTCAGCACTTGCTGTACCATATTCCTTGGTAACTATGTCGTAGAACTCACTCCAGTTCTTTGCTTTACCAACACCACCAAGATACTTGTCATCATCTGGTACATCAGCAGTACTACCGTCGTAACCCTCGTCCTGATGAAGAACTATTGGTGTACCGCCTTTAGCGACAACTTTTTTCTCTGACAGGAACTCAGCAAACTTACCCTTATAGTTCCTGTCAGGGTTGACGATCATTCTGATGTCTGGTGTCGTGTGTGACTCAGCGGACCAGATGACAACTATCCTTGTCTGTGATTTTCCCGACGGAATCTCTTTTGGTACACCGGTTGTGCACATGAACATCTTTTTGTAGCACCCATCCAGGTACTTTGCACTTGACGGGATGGCCGGAACCTTGACGTCTACAGCAAGTTCCTGATGAGCATAGAGCATAGCACCGTAGTAAGTGACTATCTCAACCGTTTCTGGTAGAGGCTCAATCATGTAGGCAAACGGTTTCTCATCAAGGTCTGTGACACATCTGTATGGCTCGTTATCATATGAGAATGTTCTTGCGTCGCTAGGAAAGAAGAAGTTCTCGTCCCATGCGCCCTTGACTGTCGCCTGTTTGTACCAGAAGTATTTTTCTGTAGTATCATGGTAGTTCCTCTTACTGTTGAGGTCATACTTTCTGATCGTCGCAACAGGATCCATGTCCTCAGTGTTCTTGACAATTCTCTTGGTGTAGTAGTTCTCGACCTCGACAAGCCCTGTAGGTGTCTTTGGCATGAGTCCGGGAAGAAGGTCTGTGTTTTTCAGAGTCTTTTCCAGGTTAGATCCCCAGTCGTACAGGAACCTTGTCTTAAGAGACTTTGGTGTTGCAACGGGTGTTCTACCATGCTCAACAGACACGTTCATCCAGATCATGTGGAGGTTGTGTAGGATACGACAGGACCTTGGAGCGCTGACACCAAGAGAGCCCCATGTCCAGATCATGTTCCTGTCGGACTCTTGCTGTAGGGGAAGATCTACCTTGAACACAGGTTCCCTGATGATAAGGGTGTCCATGTCAAGTCCCTTGAAGTCAATACCACCAAAAGGAAGGTTGACTGTTCCCTGAGCGTCGATGACAACCTCATCAATGTTTATATGATGTATACACACTTTAAGATTCTTGGGATCGTAGACGGGAAAAGTGGTTCCTAGATGAACTTTCTTGGCGTTTACGTATGAGTTCACCTGTGTTGGAGCACCACCGGTCGGGTATCCTGACAGGTCACCAAAACCGTCCTTGTCATAGAGAGTGAAGTCACACGGACCAAGATAGACAAGACGATCTGAGAACTCACCCTGGTTTTCTATCCTCTCTAGGTTCTTGCAGTCCTTGAACGGAGCATAGATCTCGTTGTCTCGTCTTGATGAATCATACCTTGGAGGAAAGATCATCATCTCTTTCATGGCGGCCTCAGAGAAGATTCTTGGGGCTACCTTGAACGTGGATCCTTTGAATGTCGGCATCGAGTCAGCGTTGTCAAAGATACCTTTAGGTGCTTTGAAGTCAGGGTTCTTAATAGCGATCTCAGCGTTGTCAAGTAGCCGGAAGCACTCTGGTAGAGGGTCAATAAGGGTGTCGATGTTACTCAGAAAACTTGATACCAGGTCATCACGAGAGAAGGTTGGTTGAAACTCATCTGTTGACGAGAATACTGTAACATACTCACCACAGTCACCTGAAAGTGATGTTGAAACAGTATTTTCAAGGCCGTAGCATACGCCTGTGACTTTCATTCCAGCATCCTCAAAGCATGAGACATCTATTCTCTTGACGCCTGGCTTGACCTTGAACCTTGTGGTGTAGGTGGTGAATGATGTGTTTTCTGGTACATCAAATGACTGTCCAGAGAGCATGTCTGTCAGGTTGCAGGTGTAGTTCATTTCCATGTTGGTACCATGCCTAGTAATAGTAAAAGGATGAGATAGTGTTCAGGACAGATTGGCAAAGTTATCATTTCCGTCAAAGATACAACCACGAGAGACGTCAGAGTTGAGTCCTTTGCTCGCCTTAGACAGTCCAATAACAGGTATCTCTATGTCCGTAATTTCCTTATTGAACGGATTTGTATTGGCATCACGAGGCTTGTTGATGTGTGAGATTATCTCTGTATCGACGTACTCACCGTACTTCCAATACTCATGATCGATACCTTGGTGAGGTCTAGAATCTTTGACGTGCATCTGTGTTGAGACTATCTCACTGGTGTATGTATCTGTAGCCTTGAGGTTGAAATCATAGGTGATGAACTCTGATCGGCTCATCTCTAACGTCCATGCAGCACGTCTGTCAGAGAGCAGAACAACAATCCTGTCCTCGTCCTTGATGTACAGGCACTTACCTAGACGGTCACCATCGTAGAGCGCAACAGGGTCACTGAGAGCCTTGTTCACGTCGTCTCTTGTTGCTGGTTCTGGCTTGAAGCACGAGTGAAACACATGATTATCAGCAACTTTTCTGGTTGACTGGTAAGCACTAGCGGCCCATGGTATAGCGTTTGATACAGTCACTTTGTGTGAAAAATCTTGACCTGTGACATTTGTATGAGCGCGCCAGTGACGCCATACACGGTACACTGTGTTCTCTACAACTCGTGACTCAAGAGGTGTTGATGGCACCTGGCCTCGTTGTGGTACAGTACTCATGGGTGCTGAGTTGTGTGCTGGAACCCTATACCTGAGTACCACTGATCCACCTGAGATAATGTCAAATGACTCACTGAGATACCCTGATGGAACCTTGTATGACAGCGATCCATCATAAGAAAAAAGCGGGCATGACACCTGTGAACCATCATTACGATAAAGAACAATGGTGTCAGCACTACCTGATTCCAACGAGATATACCCTGTTGATCCGTCAGTAGACAACCATCTTGAGATACTTGATACTGTCATTTGTGTCACCTGGTATTAAAGTCATAGTAGTAGACGGCGTTGTAGAACCTCTCTGGAATCACCATTGATATGTCATCATCTGGTGGTCCTAGACGTGACACACCGCTAATGATTGCTCTGTACGGGAAACTTGCTGAGCCAAGTCCGGTCCATAAACCAGTCTCTTTTGACGACAGAAATTGTATGCTACCACTGTTTATCGAGAGGTAGATATGTGGCATCTCAATACCGTCAATGGTTGTTGTGTAACTTGAATCTCTAACCGACCACCATGGGTTACTGTAGTCGCTTTCCATGTGTAGTGACTCTCCAGTGTCCAGACGAGTGACTGACACAGAGAGTTTTGACGGGTCGCAGGCAGGTAGAATGAGGTCATCACCATCATACTTTGCCTGGATATATGTGGCTGATGACTGGTTGTCATGGTCCTCACCGTCACCAAAGGTGAGTTGACGTTTCTCTGAGTTCAGTGCTAAAGTGAACTTTCCTGGTCTTACTGGTGTTGACAGAGATACGTTGAACACGCCTTTGAACACAGGATCGTTTATTACTCTGAACGTGACATTCTTTTTAACTGAGCCTTGAGTAATGGTGCATGTCTTTGGTTTTGTGGTGCATGTGATGGTGATTGACCAGAAGAAATTTGTTCTCCATGATGTTGCTGATAGGATCATCTAACTCTCCTGGCAGTTGTAGAACGAGGTCATTGACCTGTCGATAGTGAACTCAAGTCCTGTTGTCTTTCTCAGATGCGAGGACACCGGTGAGGTGAATACGTTGCCGTTGTATGCTACTGGGTAGGTGACAACCTTGTCGTTCAGGTCGCATGTAAAGGATAACTGTGTCAGTGATGTCGGTCTATTAATCCAGTAGACAAGAGGAAATATGACTCCTCCGGTTGACAGTTGTGGTGATGTGACACGTGTAAAACGTTGACCAGGCATGTACCCGATAACGTTTCCAGAGTCGATGAGTACCGCTCTGAAAGACATCTGTGACCTGATGACAGGTGTTCCGTTGAACAGTGCAAGAGCGTTCTTTGCCTTGATTCTTGTTGGGTAGGTGTCAATAGTAAGGTCAGTGACAACTGAGAACACGTCTGAGTGCCCGATAGAACCTGAGTAGAATGAGAATATTTTGGCAAAGGAACCAACCTTTAACAGTAGTCTCTCAGGTGGGTATGGTACTGTGATTGACAGAGTAAGACCATCATCTGAGAGACTTGATGACCCTGAGAACATGTCGTTCAGTAGCGAGTAGTCGGCTATCGAGTCCAGTGTCAGAGCCTCAGCGGTCCAGTTTGTGGTTGTCCATCTGGTGTCTGAGACAAGGTTGATGTAGCCCTCAGAGCGGTCAGCAGAGATGTATGAATATGCTGTGACAGACATCTTATGACCTCCAACCAGTAGAGTTCTGTAGACGACCAGCAGTCTGTGAGGCCAGTGCAGATGTAGAGTTGAGAGGGTTAAAGATGACTCGTTTCAGTCCGCCAGATGATGATTGCACAGCAGCGTTGAACTTTTGGAACTCACCAACCTGTAACTTGTACTCCATCACCTGTCCCTCAACAGACTTTTCAATAACCACACCAGACACAGACTGCATGAGGTCTGAGCCGATTGTCACAAAGTCAAGAGGGTCAACAGAGTCAGAAAAAGATTTGAACGACAGTGTTCCAGAGCCAGCAGACTTTGACACGATGTCTGACTCAGCAAGTCTACGGATGCTTGCAGACCTCTCTGATGGTGATGATACAACAGATGATGAGTAGGCTACTGATGGGTTGAAACCAACTCTCTCAACCACTGTACGGTCAATGAGATCAGTTCCTTTTGCGATGCTGAATGCTCGCCTGACTGTACTCGTGTCCTCTCGACGGATGTCAAACACTGGGTCTGTTGCCTCATTAAAAGACCTGAGAGTGGATGACTTGACCACCTCAAAGATGAATGAGAACGGCTGTTTAAAGTCTGGTGATACCCTGATGCGGAACAGTTGCATACCCTGATCACCTAGAACATCGTTGATGATAGTCTTGAGTGTAGGTGCCTCCATAGAGTTCAGACGGTAGGATCTTTCCCAGTTCTGGTCTGATGTTGACTCGATTGCGTCACGTAGTGGACGGTAGTTGAACAGTGATGAGTTGTATCCTCGTGCCGTCATGGTTGCCTCGTTGTTCCTCATGACCTCAAAAAGAACCCCCACCGGGGAGTCTGAGTAGAACGTCTTGATCCATGACTTGTCGTCGTTTGAGGCAGCACCAGACTCGATGGCAGCCTTGTGTGACGCTATGGCATCAACTTTGTCAAGGTACTCCATTGCACCAACAAAGTCGATGTGGCAGATGTTTTTGTTGACTCGTGCACCTGATACAACAGCACCGTAGACACGTGAGTTGTCAGTGTTGCAGAACCTGATGAAGTGTGAGTTCTCTGTCAGTGTACTGATTAAAGGCTCGTGTCCGGTTGTCTCAACCTCTATGAAACCACTGACTGAACCGTTGAGTCCAATGGTGTATGAGGGTGAGTTGCTGACAAATGACTCATCGGTAAAAGTGTCTACGAGAGTCAGGTTGCGGCCGTGATAGAAAGAGAATTGTGTCATCTTTGACTCCTGTTTAGTCTCTGTGATAATATCCATGTACATAAAAATAGGGTTAATTTGTTAGGACAAAGTTGTGTTTAATATGGGGGTATCCTCCCCCTGGTTGGTCGGCTCCGAGACTCCCCCGCTGGCCTTGCATTACCCACTCTCACAGTGTTTTTACAGAGAACATACAGATTAGAATATGAGAACAGATGTTCAGACAGAGAATATTACATTAAGAGAACATCATTCAGACAGACGATGAACACCCTTAGCAAGAGGTGTGTCAGCAGTTTGTTCTCATCTTTACCTATCTATACATGAAAGCACATTGGGCGCCAGACAGGTTTCCAATCCGTCCAACGCCCGTGCACACCGGTTATCTTATATTGTCTTATAGGCTGTCACTCCCTCTTGTTCCTGACAAAAACTTGATGAGGTGTTCTGATGTAGTGCTCTTCATCTATCAGATCACTGTCAGAACTACATGGTTTTAACCTGTGGTGATAGAACTGTTGCAGGTCTTCCTTGTAGTTAAGGCCAGGTGCAACGTCCTCAATGGATACGATAGTGAACCGTTCTCTGAGGAACTTTGCTCCCTCGCGATAGCAGAATCTCTCAAAGGATCCAGGTTTTTGCTGTTCCTTAAGGCGGTCAAACTCATCAGCGACAACAGCGATGTTCTTTCTCACGTGCTCTGTCAGAGAGTCATATCCAGTGATGTATCTGACCTCACCGTATGCCAGCCAACCACTCCATGCCCATGTACGTAGTACCTGTTGAATCTCCTTGTTGGACTTTCTACTGAGTTCAATCTCGTATGCGATAGACCTTGGAACATAACCTTCATCCCTGTTATCCATGCGTAGAATGAGGTCTGGCTGGTGATAGTTCTTGTATCTCTCGCTCTTTTTAGGGTCTGTGTCGTTTGCGTGAGGCACCCACAGAGCCGGGAACTGTTCAAGAATGTCGTCTCTGTTAGGGTCACTCGTAAGGATCCTAATGGCTTTCATCATGGCCTGACGGTGCCTGAGAACTCTCATTGAGGCGTCCTTCTCACCGCTTGTACAGTTCTTCTCCATCCATCTCTCGTTGTAGAAAATGGATGGGTTGACACCTAGACGACGTGACTCAACAGCAATAACATGAGCAATAACTAGAGAGTGCTCGCTACCACCCATCTTTGAGTGCAGGTAACCTGTCTTGAGGACACTATCAAAATCTGACTTCTTAAACACCTTGATACAGTCAGGATCTAGTCCGCTACCAGCATTTTCTCTGACGATCTTGCGTCCGTACTTGGTCAGGCAAATACCTTTAAGACTCTTGATTCCAAGAGGTATACTCATCTGTACAAGTTCTCTGTTGTGTAGTCTCTGAATGAGTTTGTAGGTGCTTGAACTGTACTTGTGACCCATGTACTCTTGAATGGTACGGTATGATACGATACCTGAAAGAGCGGCTAGTTCAAGAACCTCGATGTCTCTTTGAGTGTGTCGTGCTCTACTGTGCTTGCTCTCACGGATGGTACTGTAAAGGTACGGGTCATGCTTCTTGTCACTCTTACAGCGTTTGTCATCCTTCTTGGTTTCTGTTTCAAGAGTATTTTTAGTGTCTGTTAATGGTACTTCATCAGTCTTTTTTGACGCCTTTTGTACATTATTAGACGGCTTTTCAACAAGGTAGTCATCATCATCACTCATGATCTCTGACAGGAAATCATCGTCATTATTACTGTCAGGAATAGTGTTGACAGGCTGTCTACCAGGTGTACTATTTTGCTGTGACATACGTGATCCAGGTGGAATAATCCTTCTTCTTTGCATCATCGTGCTTCTTCTCCGTCGAGCCAACTATGCTCTATCTTACTCTTTCTACTGACGGTAATAATATCAGGATATAGCATAGTTGAACTAGGAAATAGGCCGTTTCTATACAGGTTAAAGAAGAACGATTTGAGGCAGGAACCAAAACAAGCAACCAAGAACCACCGGCAAGTGAGACACCGTGTATAGTGTGAAAGGGTATAGTTGAGAACACGTGTGGGTAGTGCTGGCCTGTGGTAATGGTCGCAAGCATGTTCCTGCAACACTGGACTACTCGCCCACGTTGAGTCCACCCCGACAGGAGAGTGACGACACCCTGTACCCTCGTTCCAGGACACTAGCGCCGTTCCTCGGATGACCTAGGCGGTAGTAGGGGCTCGCCAGCAGCAGCGACCCCTTGACTACACTTTACCCCATGTGCCGCTCGTGCAGGTAGGCCACCCCTGACGAGAGCAGACCCCCATTATGGCTACTCGCCCTTAGGACACCTCGTGATTGCCGGGCCGTTCCCCCCGTGCATCAAGCCTCACCCACCGTGCAGCCAGGGCCGTTCCCGCCCTAGTGCACACCACGACCCACCCAAATCCCCGCCAGGCACGCACGTCCTAGGCGGCCTACCCGTGGGCTCACACTGGCCGTGGCGACGCCTGGGCTATTGTCAACAAGAGATGATGTCAAGAGAGGAATGCGATTGGGAATGGGAATGGTGGATGAGTGTGAGTGGTGGCTGGGGAATGGAATGGGAATGATGGATGAGTGGGAGAGGAGGAGATGAGATGGCACCGGGGAATGTGTCTAGTGTCTTTCTTTTTTTTTNGCCAGGCACTCACGTCCTAGGCGGCCTACCCGTGGTCTCACACTGGCCGTGGCGACGCCTGGGCTATTGTCAACAAGAGATGATGTCAAGAGAGGAATGCGATTGGGAATGGGAATGGTGGATGAGTGTGAGTGGTGGCTGGGGAATGGAATGGGGAGTATGGATGAGTGGGAGAGGAGGAGATGAGATGGCACCGGGGAATGTGTCTAGTGTCTTTCTTTTTTTTTTGCCCTCTCTGTGACCCATGTCTTTTCTGTCTTGTATGTAAGCGCATACATTCACAGGTGTAAGCACTCAGGTGTGTTGATGTACTCTTGACCTAACCACCTCTACCTGTTACCTACTATTCTATGCTGTTCTTAAATTGCTTGCAAACAGGTGCTGTGTCATTGTAGTATGTTCTTGTAGATTATGATGTCTACAGATGTTGACTACTAACTTGTTGTCATGACTGTACTAGGTAGGTATGTATTTGATTGTATGCGCTTACGTTCTGGTGACAGGATATAGCATAGTTCATTTGATATTAGGTGTGTCAGTAAAAAAACATCTTTCATATGGAGTTGCGTAAAGATGAGAAAGATTGAGTTCCCGAGTTGTACTGTTTATGATAACGCTACTATAAGGTCTAAGAAAGAGTTGACACGAGGTAGTGTTATTGCCGAGTTACGGATAGGGAAGAAACTCTTTGGACCGATAGAAATTGGATCAACCCCAGGGCGTAGAAACATTCCTCCCAACATGGTAGTTCCAATCAGGATATATGACAAGAAAAGATGGGACGCTTTTTGGAAAGCATATAACCAGTGATCTTGTGCTATACTTGATCAGGAACCAACCACAAGGAGATGTTGAGAGATGAGTAGAGCAGTAAAGTACAAGATTGAGACTGATGAGCAGGCAAAAGAGTCTCGCAGAAAGAAGAACAGCGGTATACACTTGTCATCTAAAGAGATTGCCAGTCGTACAGAAGCAATCTCTTATGATGAGGTACAGAGAGCAGCAATATGGGACATCTTTTTCTGTCCTATCTGTAAGAGCAGGTATGATCAGATTAAGACTGAGTACGTGAACATCAATCCTCCTAGGCATGATTTTGTAGAGATCGCTGAGGAGCATCTTTCTGAAAGGCATGAGTACTACAACCGTGTAGAGACAGAGAGGATGAACAAGAACGTCAAGTACGGTGTTCCAGTTGAGTGCTCTCCTGAGGAGGAGATGTATGTACAGGTCTGGCATGAACTCAAAACAAATCGCGCTAAAGATCCAAAGCGTGTTCTTAGTATAAAAGAGAGATTAGGAATATGGTTCTGATACTCTGATATATACATCACATTCTCCTTTAGAGTTCTCAGAGAATAAGTTAATTGACACACTTAGGGCTGAGTGAAGCATCTTAATGATGTGGATCCCAGCCTTAAGTGTTTTTTGTATCTGGTGAACTATGCTCGCAGCGTTATGCTGGCAGGACTGGA